TTTTTCTTAGGACCGTAAGGACCATACATTCCTTCAATGTAAGTAGTAACCATTTCACGATCTTTAGAGTAAACTTTTTGAATATTAGGTTCTCCTTTGTTATAAGATTTAAAGTTCAAGAAAGTAGCTTTGTAAGACTCAGCTGGTTTACCAGTTTGAGGATGCAATAGACGATTTCTCACTGTATCATTATAAGGTTTGTATTCTTTCAAGGTAATTTTATCACCATTCAAACCTGTATAAGTAATGAACTGACCAGATAAAGTCAATTCTTGACCTTGACCACCAATGAATTTGCTATCTACTAAATTGAAAGCAGAAGCTGAACGTTTCATAGCTTGATCAAATAAGTTCATGAATTCCCTTCCACAAAGTGCAACGTATTCACGAGGTCCATCTTCAGTACCGTTATATGCTAAATCTGACATGAAATCACGAATAGTTTTTTCAGTTAAAGTAGTATATAAACGTTTGTTACCTGGAGCAATTTGAGATTCTAATCCAGCACCAGAATAAACTGTGTTACCAGAAGCACCTTTAATATCTGTAGTACCGTTAGCTTTAACGTTAGACTCTCCAAACATTAACATAACTTCGATTTCATCCATAAATTGTTTCCAAAATTCCCACTCAGCATATTTTACCCAAGTGTTAGTTTTTTCATTAGTTTCAGGATTTAACATTGAAATAACCATTACACGGCTATGAGCAGCACCAGTAACAGAATATTTTTTACGCAATGTAGACATGAAGTTTTCTAACATCATTGGAGTTGCATAATGAGTTTCTCCAGAAGTACGAGAATGATCATGTTCTACGATATTGTATTCTTTAGAAACTTCTTTACCTACTGCAACTAAAACTGCTGGTACTGATTTAGTAACGTCAGCTGTAACTAATTGACAAGTTAAGATATAGTCATTTCCATCATAGTAAGGTTCTGCCATTACACGAGCTTTGTATTCTGGACTGTCAAATAAAATTACATCACCTTCTGTGAACCATTTTTCTCCAACACCAAATTTAAAAGTAGTAGCATTAACACCTACTGATCCTGCTGATTCAAATACTGCACGAGTAATTGAGATAGCTTTACGAGAATCACCAATGATATTCCAACGGTATTGGATACCATCAATTTCTTTAGATTTACCCATACCACCTGTTAAGAATGATAGAGCATTTTTATAACCATTTTGTTTGTTATAAATACGAGTAATAACTTGACTAGCTAAAGCTGGCTCAGTTAAAAAGAATGTGGACAAATGAGAGTCTTGAGTAAGACCTGCATGCCAATTCATGTTAGTTATTTGTAATGGACTAATTTGCATTTTTTATTGTTTATATTAAAGTTAATAATTGTTCTAAATTGTACCTGAATTTAATGCTTGTTTAAAAGCACTAAAGTTATTTTTTCTTTGATCTCCGAAGCCATCAGATTGACCTGATTTTAATTTACTTCTTCCATCTTTAAAGTTAGAAAGTTTACTAGCTAATTCTGAATTTACTTTAGTCTTAACTTGTCTTTCTAATTTAGATAAATCCCATTCGTTCATTGCTAAGTAAGCATATAAGAACTGAGCATTTTCATTAGTTTCATTATGTTTCTGTAATCCAGTTTTACCAGTCTTATCAGGAACCATTATGAAATTCCATAAATTATCTTTCATTTTAGGAGTAAGTTTAAATCCTTGAATTTCTTCTTTAGAATATAAATTACTTTTAAACTCCTCATATTGTTTTTTAGCTAAAACTTTTTGTTCAGCATCATATTTCTTTTGAGCTTCTATTAATTGCTCTTGGTAACTTTTTTCATAAGCTTGTAACTTATTCAAAGCCACTTTAGCTTTCTTTTCCAAAATACCTGAAACTTCATATGTATCCAAAGTTTCTTCAATATCTTCATCTTCTTCACCTTGTGCTCTAAGGTATTCTCTTAATACTACTTTTTGAGCAGCATCAGAATCTACTTCATATTCTCCCCAAGATTTATTATTATAGTAAGCTTCCATAAAATCTTTTGGATTTCCTCCAGCTTCTACAAACTCTACTAATTTATGAACATCTTCAGGTAAACTATTTTTATAGTTTTGTACTTCACGTTCAATAGTAGCTCCTACTAAGGTTTTTAAACCATCTTCAGAATCTTCAAAAGACTCTTCATTGTAATCTACTAGTCCTTGTTCTCCTAACCAACTAGCAAATACTTTTAAACTAGATGCATCATCAGAAGATTGTTGAGGTTGTCTTTTAGAAACTTCTTCTACTTCTTCTTCTAGTTCAGCTTCTACTTTTTTAATAGTAGGTTCTTTCTTTGGTTTTACAGGTTCTTCTTTATTAGAAGAAAATTCATCTACTTCTTCTGTATCAGAATTTGCACCTTCTACCATATTATTCTTTACAGAAACATCTTCCTTAAAGTCATCTGTAAATTCCATTTCTAAACCATCACCAAAAGGTGTGTCAAGAATGTTAAACTCTTTTAACGGAGTTCCATCTTTATTTTCTTTACTCATAATTTGCCTTTTATTAGTATTATACTATAAATATAACTGGTTTAGTTATAATTTACAACTGTTAAATTTTAGATAATTAGGTAACTTTTTATAGCTTAATTATGTAAATTAGTATTTATATTAAAAGTGTTATTTCTACATAATTTTACATCATTACTATTGTAATGTTTTATCAAGCCAGTTTCTTCTAAAGCTACAACAAATATTGTATTCTCTTGTGGTCCATAGTCCATTAAGAATAAAACTATACCATCTCCATGTGGAGTTGTTACCCACATTATTTGTTGTAACTCATGAATACTAGTCATTTATTAACCTTTTAGTTCATGGTCAAATAATCTCATTGCAATCTTATCTTCACCAAATGCTTCTAACTGATCAATTAAATTTTGAACTTTTCCTAATTCTTCTTGTTGCTCAGTTAAAAATTTCATAGCTAATTGATATAATAAGTGATTACCATATTTCATAGCATGTGAAGCTAACTCATTACATTGTTGTGTAATTAATATTTCATGAGCATATGATTGCTTAATAATATCAGGTAATCCTGCAAATGTTTGAGGAGGTTCTTTTAATGCTGGAGTTTTAGGTGTAATACCCATATCCAATAAGAAAGACTTAGCCCAACCTGCGTGAACCATTTCTCCTTCAGCATCTTTTTCCCAAACTGCAGCAGCACCTAAATACCCATGGTCATTTAACCACATTGACATTGCAGTATAAACTCTTGAAGAATATTCTTCTTGTTCAATTCTAAAATTCAATATATCAATACACTCTTTACTAACAAAAGGATTAGTTTTTTTTGCTGGAGGTGTTAATTTTAAACTACTCATTATTTTTTATTTTTAGCTTGTAATTTCATTTTTTCAATTTGCATTTTCTTTTCCATCATCTCCTTATCCAACTTAGCTTTCTTATTAGCTAACTCAATTTGATTCCTATTCTGAACCTCAATAGCTTTAATCTTTTTATTTTCAAGTTCATTCTTGGCCTTCATTTCCTTATCTTTAAGGTCTAATTGAGCTTTATGTTTAGCACCATCATGCATTAACTTAGATTGTTCTAAATAAGCCTTAGAAGATAATTCTTGTTGTTTAAGAGCATTAGCTGCTAACTCTACTGGATCAGGAATACCATTAGCATTTTGATCTAAGTTTTCTTGTCTAGCATATACATTAATTTCAGCAACTTGAATTTTAGTTTCATTATTTTGTTCAGCAATATATCTATCAAGTTCCATTTTCTCTCTATCCATCTCAACAGATTCAGCATGCATTTGTTGTTGAAGTTGTTCAATTTGCATTTGATGATCTTGTTGAGCTTTTTGAGAATCAGATTGACGTTTATAGAATTCTTCTTCTTTACGTTGTAACAATCTAATAATATCTCTAGGAGAATCATTCATCAATGTTTCAACAATAGCAGATAAATCTAATTTTTCTGATTGTAAAGCTACTTGTACTAATTGATCTAACCTAGATTTTAATTCTAAGTCTTTAGAGTTATTAGTTACAAATACATTAAACTCAGAGTTTTCAAATTCATTTTCTTCTAATTGAAGTATCTCAAGTCCCATGTCATCTAAAACATATTGAGCTACTAATCCTTTTTTGTAAGCAATTTTACCTACTTCAATCATTGCTGTATAAGCTCTACGTTTTACTTCACTGTGAGCTTCATATAAATATTCAGTAATTAAAGCAGATTGATTTACAGATCTTTCAACATTACCTACTAATTCAGAATTATTAATAGCACCTAATCTTTGTGGAGTTACACCAGATACAAAGTAAACTTGTTGCTTAATGTAATCCAACATATTAATATATTGTTGAATAGATTGACTAAGACTTAAATCAATAGCAGTAAACTGATTAAATCCTCTAGCTAATTGACCAGTAGCAGAACCTTTTTTACCTTCTTCAAAACTATTAACAAAAGCAATATTCATCTCTTTAAGATAATATAACCATCTGTCAATATCAATACCATGAGATTCAGGTATTTGAGCTAAATCCATTAAGAACTTTTTACCTTGATCAGAAGCAAATGCAATCTCTAATCTATAAGATATAATATCATATAAATACTGATAAGGTTTTAATCTGTCTATTAAACTAACTGATTGAGAGTTAGTAGCTTCATAAATAAATCCAGTATATCCTAATCTACAGAAATAAGGATTATCTAATCTTCTTCTTTGATTAGCTTTAGGTCTAATTTCAGTATAAATATCTAAACCAATTTTAACACCTTCCCAAGCTTCATTAATCCAATACCATTCTATTTTAGCATCTGGAAAAGCTTGTTTAAATACTCTCATGTTAAATAACTCATCAACTATTTCAGTTTGTTGACTTCCATCTTCATCAATCCAAGTTAGTTCACCAATCTTTTTCATTGATTTCCACTCAACTCTAGTTACTCTGATAGAATAGTTATTAGTATTATTTCCATTAAATGCATTACTAGGAGTTACCCCTGCAAAAGCATTTTGATTATTAACAACTTCAAACTGAGGTTCAAATCCACCTGCAGTATTAAAAGAACCAAAAGTTCCTCTAGTATAATTCTCTAATTTCTCAACATCTTCTTTAGAAAGAATATCTCCATACTCATCTAAAATAGTATTGATAGCTAACATTCTTTCTTCAACTACTGCAATAGCATCATCAATAAAAGTAGTATCACCATCTAAAATAACGGTCAAGTTAATAGGATTAACCCTACGCATTGCTACTTGATCATTTTCAATACCTACCCAGTAAATTTCTTCACCAGCAATAAGAGCATCTTTCCAACCTTGTGAAAATAACAATCTAGTATTTAATCTCTTTTTAAGAGACTTTAATAACTTGTTAGCTTTAGATTCTATAATATCTGAAGGATTATATCTTTCATGTTTAAGTATTTCTTCAGGTGGTGGAGGAGGATTATTAGGATCTGCATTAGGATCAATCTGATAAGCCAAAGCAGCTTCTAGTGCTTGAAATATCTTTTGCTTAATTCCTGATGTCTTTCTATTAATATCATCTGGAGATTCTGATACAACTAAATGATTATCAGGTCTTTTAGTTTCTTCACCGATAAGCAATCTTATTGGTTCAGATATAATATCATAATGTTGAAACCTACTAGAAAACGTACTATTAGCAGTAACTCCTAACGGGTCACAAATAGTTTCTATGTCTTTATGGTTTACTTTACCATTATATAAATCATAGTTAATTAATTTTCTAAATCTATCAGCTCTAAGATTACTACCATTAGTATATCTATAATTTGAATAGTAATTTATACAAGACTTACCCCATTCCTTATCCTTTTGGGACATAGGTAACTTTTGTTGGGGTAAATTCTGTCCACCTAAATTGGCATATATATCTTGACTCATTAGTTTGTACTTGCGTTAAATTGAGAATTCTTTCTATTAAATATAATTGATTTTTGGTATATTCTTTCTAAAAAATCACCAGTTTTTGTTTTCACATCTAATAGCTCTTCCACATGGATTCTATGTAACTCGTGTGTTTGTAGTATGCATAGCATAAGTGCAATAACTCTATCTGTATTAATATCTCTATCATAAGCTATTAGTTCTTTTAGTAAAGGTATAGATTTTATTGTATGAAACCTAAGTATTTTTTTACCATCAACATCATCAATCTCATCATATAACCACTTCTTTAAATATAA